AGAAGCCCATTGAGTATCTGAAAGTGATCGCCTCAGTGCTGCCCAAAGAAATCGTGCTCGAGCAGAGCATTCTTGCGGATCTCACGGATGAAGAGTTGGCGCAGCACATTGCGCTGTTGCAGCATTTTCAGACGGGCAAGGGGGACAACGATGAAACGCCGATCCAACACTGAGCCAGTCACCCTTAACATTGCCGAAAGCGACGGCTGGGCCGTGGGTACCGACGGGATCCAATGGATCCTGCGCCGCCGCATTGGCACTGACCGCCGCTCCGGCAAGCCCGTGTGGGCCGATCTCTCCTTTGTCCGCTCCACCAAGGACATCCTGGAGCGCTGCATGTGGGAAAAGGGCGTCACCTGGAAGGCGCGTGAGAGCCTTTTAGGAGTACTTGGCAGCCATTTTGAGGAAGAATCCGACCGGCAGGTCGACCGACGGGGAAAGAGCGCCTCTCAAAAGCGGGCTGTTAAGCTGGAGCCGGTCTCATGATGCCCGCACTTGATGGCCTCCCGCCGGACAAAGTTGCGGCGATTGAGAAGAGACTGCGCGCCGAACAAGAGCGACGAATAAATGAAAATAGGTTGGCGGGATACAATCCGTATCCGAAGCAGCGAGAGTTCCACACCGCGGGAGCAACGCACCGTGAGCGGCTCCTTATGGCCGGCAACCAGCTGGGCAAGACGCTTGCTGGCGGCTTCGAGATCGCCATGCACGCGACCGGACGTTATCCGGAGTGGTGGCGAGGGAAGCGCTTCAACCGGCCCATAGTCGGTTGGGCTTGCGGCACAACGGGCGAGACAACGCGCGACACTGTCCAACGCGTTCTGCTTGGCAGAGACCGGAAAGGGACGGGTGCAATTCCGAAGGAATGTTTGGGCGAGCTAGTGCCCGCTCGGGGCGTTGCCGATCTGCTTGATACTATCAAGGTGAAGCACGTCAGTGGCGGGCTCTCGACCATAGGGCTCAAGAGCTACGTCTCAGGGCGGGAGCGGTTCCAAGGGGAAACGCTGGACGTGTGCTGGCTCGATGAGGAGCCAGGGATTGAGATTTACACTGAGGTTCTGACGCGGACGAACGTTGGCTCCGGCCCCGTCTATCTGACCTTCACGCCACTGCTCGGAGTCTCGGAAGTGGTGCGGCGTTTCCTTATGGGGAAATCGCCAGACCGCTCCGTTACCCAGATGACGATTGACGACGTTGACCACTACAGCCCGGAAGAGAAGGCCCGCATCATCGGGAGCTATCCGGCCCATGAGCTTGAGGCACGCACCAAAGGTATTCCGACCCTCGGCTCAGGGCGGATCTTCCCTGTAGCAGAGGAGCAGATCGCGATTGAGCAGGTGAGTTTCCCCAAGCACTGGCCACGCATCGGTGGCATGGACTTCGGCTGGCATCATCCGTTCGCTGCCGTAGAACTCGCCTGGGACCGCGATACAGACACCGTTTATGTGAGCCGCACATATCGTTGCCGCGAGACGACGCCCATCATGCACGCCGCGGCACTGAGGCCGTGGGGCGAGGATCTACGCTGGGCATGGCCCCGAGACGGACGCAGAGAGACGCTGGAAGGGGCCGGCGTCGCCCTTGCTGAACAGTACCGCACCGAAGGGCTGGAGATAATGCACGAACACGCGCAGTTCGAGGACGGCAGCGTGAGCGTGGAAGCAGGGCTAATGCTGATGCTCGACCGCATGCGTTCGGGCCGCTTCAAGGTGTTCAAGCATCTGAGCGACTGGTGGGAAGAGTTTCGACTCTACCATCGGAAAGAGGGCAAAGTGGTGAAGGAGGGCGATGACCTCATGGCAGCGACGAGATACGCCCTGATGATGCTGCGCTATGCGCGCACCACGAAGGAGTTCGACAGCTTCCGGCGACCTATCGAATACCGCCGCCTCGGCATCGTTTCCCGTAAGGTCGGCCCGGTCACCATCATCGGAACGTACGAATACGACCCGGAATGTGACTTGCTGACCGTCCGCTCCTTCTTCGGAACGAAGCGCACCCAGCTGGGCGGTAATAGGCTCGAGTCGCTGGCTGGATTGATACTGCACGAACTGCATAGGAATATGGGCAAGCCACGCATCCGAGATGCGTAAGAGATGGCGCCGATCTCCTAATTTCGTTGGCGCAAGCTCAATCAAATAATTTAGGGCGTCGGATTTCTGTGAAGTGCGAAAACTTCGCGCTGACACTCTTGTTTTTGTCAATCACTCAAACAAAAGGTCCCTGCGGTGATCCGGGGCAGGAGGGGAACATCGTGTCAATTCACACAAAGGATTTGACGAGCGGCAATGCGGCGAAGTGCGAATTATTAGAAGCGTGGCGCGCCGTAGCTAATGCAAAACTGATGAGTATCGACGCCAATCGTGGCGGCTAGCGCTTCTGGTGCAACGATAGGCTTTGGGAAATAGCGACCGCACATGCCCTTGTTCGCTCTCTTGGCGAAGATCGTGTGCAGGCGATCATTTCGGAACCGTTCATCGCTGCTTGTGCAGAGGCCGCATGAATATCTTGTCAATGAACAACCGCCAGCTGGATGAGCTCATGCTAGCAAGAGACCGTGAATACGAAAGTGGAGATGATCCCGACCTTGCCACGATGAACGAGAGGTTCGCGGTCGTAAAGATAGGCGGGAAAGCACGAGTGATCTCGTTTGAAGACAGCCCCGCATACCAAGGTTGCAGTATGCCAGTGTTCTCCAGCTTTGGAGATTTCACTGCATTTCATGACAAGCAGAAGAAAATCGAGCTGCGAGAGGACGGCACTACACGCAAAATCGGTATCGGCAAGTGGTGGATAAAGCATGAGGACCGTAGGCAATATGACGGGATAGTATATGCGCCAAATTCTGAGGACCCTACAAAGCTAAATCTTTGGAGGGGCTTTGCGTGTGATCCGCTGGATGGCGATTGCGAACTGTACCTGGCCCACCTGAGAGACAACATCTGTTCCGGGAACGTGGAGCACTCGGAGTATCTGCTCGATTGGATGGCCTACGCGGTCCAGCACCCAAATCGCCCTGGCGAAGTCGCTGTGGTGCTACGCGGTAAGGAGGGGGTCGGAAAAGGCGTATTCGCCCGAGAGTTTGGGCGACTTTTCGGCTCTCATTTCCGACATATCGTTCACGCGAAGCACCTGGTCGGCCATTTCAATGCGCATCTGGCGCAATGCTCAGTCCTCTATGCTGACGAGTCTTTCTTTGCCGGTGATCGCGCACATGAGTCCATTCTCAAGGCGCTGATTACGGAAGACACCATTCTCATCGAGCCAAAGGGCGTTGATCCATTCCCAGTTAGGAACTGCGTCCACCTCCTGATGTCATCCAACGCTGATTGGGTAGTCCCTGCGGGGGCAGACGCTCGACGCTATTTCGTCCTAAACGTTTCAGACGCTCAAATGCAGAAGACGGACTACTTCGCTGCGATCTCAAAGCAGATGGAAAACGGTGGCCGGGAAGCCCTTTTACAATTTCTTCTGCACCGAGACCTCTCTGGTTTCGAGGTTCGCCGGGTTCCGCAGACAGACGCGCTCGCGCAGCAAAAGGCGCACAGTCGCCGGGGAATCGACGCTCTGATCGAGCACATCGCGTACGAAGGCATTTTACCGGCAGCAGATATGTCCAAGCACGACGTTGCCATCACTACCGGGGAAACCGAGGGCAAGGGCTTCTATGCGGCAATCAGGTCAATTGTGCAGGACCTGAAATTTACCAGCTCCATCGTCATCGCCACCACTCTCAACAAGGAGTGGGGTTGTGAGCCTTGGAAGAGCGGCAATCGACGCGGGATTCAATTTCCTCCGCTTGTCGGGCTTCGGGAGCTGTTCGAGCGAAAACACGGTGAGCAGGATTGGCCAGCGATAGAAGCTTGGGGTGAGGGCGGGTAACCCGCCCAATCAAGAGAACCCGCCCCGGCTAAGTCATTGATTTTGAATCGTTTGGGCGGGCTGGGCGGGTTGGGCGTGTATTTTGGACAAATCGCTAGGATTTCTGAAACATGACAAGAGCGCTATCGACGTTCCGACAGCGGGACGTGACCAAGGCGGTCAAAGCAGTGGCTGCGGCAGGTGTGGATATTGCGCGAGTTGAAGTCGACCGGGCGGGAACGATCCGCATAATTGCGCAAGGGTCTGAGCCGAAAGGCGAGGGCAGGGGA